TATGATACTCATTTTATTACAGTTAATAAAATGCCATTGGAATTGGCAGGGATGAATGAACCATCATTGGAAGAAAGTAACAAATTTTATCGAAAATATAATATGGAGGATAAGTTATGAAAGAAGAAAAAACTTACACGAAAAAAGAAGTGTTGAAACTTTTGGAAGAACAAAAAGAAATATGTGCCAGACAGATTACCGGGGTAACGACCGAGTACACGGCACGACGGAAAGTTAGAGAAGCGCCTCTGGCAATTGAGAAATGAATTGGGCAACGAGGAACAGGTTACAGGGGCAGTATCGGAAAAAATTCAGACCGATATTCATGGCTGCATTCGAGAAACAGATACAGCCATTGTATGAAGTTATTCGACAAACGTCTAATATTCAAAATGTCCGGGTGCCTGTTCTGAGTAACGAGCCAATAGAAAAGGCTTATGAAAAATTGTATCTCAAGACAGCCACGGATGCAGCCAAGAGAGACAGAGCAGAATGGAAGATCATGGCAGGGTTGCCGATATTGAAAGATGAGGAAGATGAAATTATGGATGATATAATTATGGGGAAAATACAGAGCTATCTCAAGACCGATCTTGGATCGCAGATTACAGCGGTGGGTGATACATCGGTGGAATTAATTCAGAAGTTACTGGATGAATTGATCCCTGAGATAATTGAGTCCGGTGTTGGCGCCGGAGAGGCACAAACGATGCTACGGGACCGGATAGAGAGTGCATGGCATAAGGCCAGATATTACAGGACAGAAAGGATAGTGAGGACAGAAGTCAACAGGGCGCACAATTTCGGCAGCATAGAGGGGATCAGGTCGCTGGGAATACCGATGGAAAAGGAATGGCTTCCCTCTGGGGCAGCTGATCCGAGAGAATGGCACCAGGTGAATGATGTGGTGGATATTAATGAGCCGTTTATGATCGGCGGCGAGGCATTGGATTATCCGGTTGATCCGGCAGGGTCGCCGGAGAATACCATTAATTGTTCATGCGGAATTGTTTACAGAGTTAAGAAATAATATGTTGTATAACATAAAAATTTATTATATTTGTGATCAGGAGGAAAAGTTATGAAAAAAGTAATGTTCAAAAATACAGAGTGTGCAATTAAGGACATTGATGAAAAAAAAGGAATTGTAACCTTCTATGCAAATGCTTTCAACAATGTTGATTCCGATGGGGATGTGTCTGTCCCGGGAAGCTTCAAAAAAACTATTAAAGAAAACGGATCAAGGATAAAACACTTCCTAAACCATGATCCGACGAAATTAGTGGGGGTTATTCTTGAGCTGAAAGAAGATGATTTCGGATTATTGACTGTTTCACAGCTTAACATGAAGAAACAATTAGGAAAAGATACTTTTGAGGATTACAAATTATATGCAGAACATGGGAAAACGCTTGAACATAGCATAAGAGTTGAAGATATTAAGCGTGATAAAGACGATGAAAAGAAAGTCCTTGAATGGAGATTATGGGAAGTGTCCACTCTATACAGTTGGGGCGCCAACGAAAAAACCCCGCTTATAGAGATCAAGAGCATGGATGATCTTGAATTGATGATGAGAGAAGGGCATTATAGTGACGAAAAAGCAAAGAAAATAGAAGAATTATATAATCAGCTCAAACAGCTTATAGGGCAGCCGGAAGCACTCGGTAACGAGCCGCAAACCACTGTTGAAAGTGATGTTGAGCAGTTTTTGAAATTAATTAAAATTTGAAAAGTATGGAAAAAGAAGAAGTAAAAAGGATGGCTGATGAGATTAACAAGGGGATTGAAACCCTAAAAGAATCCATCGACAAGAAGGCTGATATTGATGTATTGGAAGAAAAGTTTACAGAGCTTACGGAAAAATTCAATTCCGTAGCAATGAAAGAGGATTTTTCCAAGCAGCAAGATCAGCTTGATGAGATTTCCACACAATTGAAGCAGCTCAGTGAGTTGCAAACAAAGAATCAGATGCCGATAAGGGAACAGATACAGAAAGTTCTGAAAAGTGATGAATACAAAGCTGCCCTGAAAGCCAAACATTCGGCAGGAGAAATATTCTCTATGGAGTTGAAGGCAGCCAGTATTGATACTGACGACATTAATTCCGGCACTATTCAGAACTATCCCGAATCTGGCGTAGGCGCTGCACCGTGGCGTCCTGTGCCTGTATGGGATCTGATTCCGAAGGGTACTATAAGTGCAGGAGCTGATCAGATCAGTTGGTGGGAAGAAACCACGCTCACCGAGAGCGCCGAAATGGTCACAGAAAATGCAGCTCCGTCGTCAGCATCTGCAAAGACATGGACGAAACAGACCATGGATATAAAGATGATCAAGGACTATACGAAAGTTTCCCGGAGTGCATTGGAAGACTGGGAATATACACAGAGTGAGGTAAATGATCTGTTGCAGAACGGTATTCCCCGGAAGCGTGAAACCGAGATCATTTCTGGTGCCGGGACAGGGGTACATCTGAAGGGGCTGACAGAGTATGCAAAGACTTTTGCTAAGCCTGACAATTTCGATAAAGTTGTCGAGCCCAATGATGCCGATGTTCTAAATGCTGCTTATCTGCAAGTGGTCAATGGTGACACTTCACAGAGCAACAAGGCTGGATTCATCCCGACCGTAGCTCTTGTCAATCCGGGAACTGTGTCGAACATGATAGGGTTGAAGCGTGAGAGTGATGGCACTTATCTGACACCCCCGTTTGTTTCGGCTGATGGTCTTAATGTGTTAGGAATGCGTGTTATTCCATCGCTGGACATGACGGCAGGAACCTTCCTGGTGGGTGATTTCTCCAGGGCAATGGTTTTTGTGAAACGTAATCTCAGGGTTTCGTTCCATTACGAAAACGAAGATGATGTTTTGAATGATCTTGTTCTGGTACTGGCATCACAGAGGCTTGCAGGCGTGAGAGTGAAGACTCCTGAAACATTTGCCTTTGTGTACGGGACATTTAGCTCAGCTAAGAGTTTAATTGAAAAAGTAACAGGATAAGGAGGTAGAAAAATGAAAAAGTTAATAATTCTTTTAGGTTTGATTTTTGCTGTTGTTGCCGCTCAGGCACAGTCAACAGCAAGAACAGTTACGAAGACTCTCAGCAAGGGAACTACTTATTACGAATATACTGGCGTTTCTGCTGATACTGTTGGGACAGGTCAGGATACACTTGCCATTGAGTTTCTTATTAATAAGAACGTTCCTGTGAGTGTGGCTATGCGTGCGGAGGTAACACGTACCGGCACTACTGATGATTATGAGATGAGGTTGCAGGGAAAAGTATTTGAAAATGATACCTGGACTTCTATCATAGATAGTACGGCGCAGACCGGATCATTATCATTATACGAACCGGACGCTAATATGGCTAAGACACAGGCTGCCAGCGTGGATAATTTCTATAGGTATTTTCGGTTCCTTATCGGGAGTGATGGATCGGTAGCTGCCGGTGATAAGCTGAAACTTGATAAGTTAATCATAAAAATTTATGAGCGATGAGACTTGTCAAGACGGTTCTAAAGAACGGAAAGGTTATCCATGTGTTGCCGCAGGAAGTAGATGTCTTGAAAAAAGCTGGGTTGCTTGCGAGGAAAAAGGACTTGAAAAAGTCTGGGACTACAAAGGAACTCAAAGATAAGGGAGAGACTAAGTAATGGATATAAGGATTAAGACGGATATAGTGAGCGAACCTGTTTCGTTGGAGGAGGTGCGTCAATTTCTGAAATTTGATGAAACTTCTGCTGATGAAGATGCTCTTATTCTCAATATGATTTATGCCGCAAGAAGTTACATTGAGAAACATGCCGGCATAGCTATGGGGAAGAAAGTGTTTCAGGTTCTGTTCAATTATGATGAAGATTTAATCCTTCCGATTACTCCGGTTATTTCTGTGGATAAGGTTGAAACGATCGATATTGAGGGAACAGCTATCGAGCTGACCCTCAATACCGATTATTATGTGCGGGGGTTGCAGAAAAAAGAAATAGTCTATTCCTTTGGTTCAGCGTATCAGTTGAGAGTGGAATTTTCCGCCGGTTATGGAGATGATGACACTGAGACCCTGCCGGCAGACCTGCGACATGCCTTGCTTACTCAAGTGATGCAATGGTATGAGAACAGGGATGATTTCCATGAGCTTAATATCATGGGAAGCGTGCAGAGGATCATTGAGATGTATAATGTATTATGAGGGGAACGAAGTATAATAAGCGGATAACGGTTCAGACGATGACCAAGGTACCTAATGACATAGGTGGTTGGACAGAGACGTGGGCAGATTCTTTCACGACATGGGCTTCGGTGATGGCCGTGAAGAGCCTGAAAGCGTTGGAATACGGGCGTATGGGATTTGTGAAATATTACACCGTGCGGATGCGCAAGCGTAATATTGATGAGACTAACCGTGTAAAATACAAGGGAGAGTATTATCAGATCAATTCCATAAGCATTGATGATTGGGAAACTGTAATAGATATAGCGAGATGATTACATTCAGAGTGATAGATTCTGTATTTATGAGGGAAGTGGAGGATTTCATTAAGAAGAAAGACAAGGAATTTCGTAATCACATCCAGGAAAGCACTATCACTATGCATAGGGATGCGGTTACGGGAGCTCCTCATGTTTCCAATTTTCTGCGGAATCATATCCGCCCGATAATAACTGATGGCGGGCTTACAGGGGAAGTGATCAGCGAAGCCAATTACTCTCAGGCCGTGGAAGAGGGGACGAAACCTCATCGCAAGCCCATTGTTCCCAGAAGAAAGAGAGTTCTTGCCGGACATAGACGTTATGCACCGATTGGCTGGAAAACGTTTTCAGGAGATTATGCTATCTATGGGAAAAAAGTATGGCATCCCGGGACACGACCGCAACCGTTTATGAAGCCGGCGTGGAAGAAAGCATTTGATCGGTTATATGAATTAATACGCAGATCATTATGAAAGACCCTACTCACGAAATAATGAAAGCCTATTATGATGCGCTGAATGGTAATGTCACTTATGACGGAGACGATATATATGTAGGTACCAAAATTCCCTCCGATGAGAAAAACTACATATATATATATGTTGAATCATTACAGGATAAGGGATCAGGTACCCAGACCATTTTCGAGGCTATAGTAACGATGGATATAGTGACAAGGCTTGATCTGAACAGCGGGAATGAAGAGATGATCAATGATATAACCGATCAGGTGATTGGTATAGTTACCGATGTGGATCAGTTATCATTCACTAATTTCCAATGCCTGCTATCCCAATTGTATGGGATGGACAGGAATAGTGAAAATACTGATACTGATTATATTACGAGCAGAAAATTAAGAATTAAAAATTTTATACAACAGATATGAAAAGATTATTATTATTTATTTTAGTTATTGTTTTGTTTTCTGGTTCTTCCACTGTGCAGGTGGCCAGAGTAACAAGCAAGCTCAACGTCAAGGAAAGGCTTGTGACGCCTACGACAACAATTGATGTTACGCAGGCGGGCCTTGATGAATTGGTTGTATATTCTGATGGATCAACACGTTACGACGCCGATCATGTATATGTAGATACGTTGAAAGGCGAAAACAGGACGCTTGATCTTACAAGCCTGACAAATTCTCAGGGAGAAAGCCTTGATCTGACGGGGGAGACGATCGTAGCCGCAAAATTCAAACTTGAAGACGACAGCGGAGCTTATGTAACCATTGCCGAAGGATCGTCGAATGGTTATCCGTTATTTGGAGCGTCGTTTTCATTCAAGTTACAGGCTAATCAGAGTATATTGTTTATCGCCGACACGGTGATTAGTGTTGTCGGGACATCCGATAAGACAATAGATTTTACATTTTCTAACGACAGTACGATTCTGTATATAATGTTATTAACAGCAGATTCATACATCTAAAACTTAAAATTATGAGTGCAATAGCAGGATTAAAAATTGTGTTAAAATTCGATGACAAGA